TCTTCCTTGCTACTTGGCCCGTCGTTTGCATATGGCTTACCTCTATGGGAATCTCCACTATGGCTTTTAATCTCAACGGATTCAACTTCAACCAGTCCGTGTTAGCTACAGGTGGTAGGGTTGTCCCTACTTGGGCAGATGTATTGAACCGTGCTAATCTAGGTATGGAAGTAATGCATGAAAGAAACGCACATAACTTCCCATTAGATCTGGCATCTAGTGGGAGTTCACAAGTCGCTCTAACGACACCTACAATAGGATAGAATTATGGCTCCATACGGACCCGGTACCTACGGTACTAAAAAAGGTAGACCACCTAAGAAAAAAGGTACAAAGAAAAAATAACGTCACGTCCGTTCATCCTTCGGGACGCATGAAACCTGATCATGGAACGGGGGTCAGGTACTATGAGGTATTTACTATGTCTCCAGTAGAACTACAAGCTCGTGTTAAAGAGCAACAAGATCTTAAAAGACTTACTAAACTCAAGTATCGTGGCGTAGAGTACACTTTACCAAAAACATATGGCACACCAAACAAGTAAAGCAAGGGCTTCTGTTACGTCTTTTAGCCCTCAAACTCATCATAATAAACCTGATGAACATGAAGAAAAAGAAGACGATAACTTACCTAGATCTCTAGAAGAAGCATTGTTAGGTGAATAAATTTAATGAACTATGGCTGGTAGTCTTCGGACTACTAGCTTTTTTTATTATGGTAGAAACAATGCATTTGAACTACCACAGGAATGAGACACCTCAATGTCGGACCTCATTCTAATTGGCTTCTGGCCTGTTACGACAGATACCCATTAGCCGTCTAGACGGTGGGATAGACCACAACAAAATGATCAAAAAATTTCAGCTGAAGAAAGTAATATCTATTTTTTAATTAATAATAATGGCACATCAGTCATCTGATTTGACCACCTCGCTCACGAGGCAAGGTCAATTAAACTCTGCTAACGATGCGAGAGCTTTATATCTCAAATTGTTCAGTGGAGAAATGTTTAAAGGATTCCAGAACAATGCAATTGCTCGGGATCTAGTAATGAAGAGAACTCTTAAAAACGGTAAGAGTTTACAGTTCATCTACACAGGTCGCACAACCGCTGAGTACCATACTCCGGGTAACGCTATCCTCGGTAACTCCGATGGAGCACCTCCAGTAGCTGAGAAGACCATCACTATTGATGACCTTCTAATCAGTTCAGCGTTTGTATACGAGCTAGATGAAACATTGGCTCATTACGAATTGAGAGGAGAGATATCTAAGAAGATTGGATACGCTCTTGCTGAGAAGTATGACAGACTTATCTTCCGTGCAATCGCAAAGGGAGCAAGACAGGCATCACCTATCACTAAGTCTAACTTTGTAGAACCCGGTGGAACACAGATCCAACTTACAAGATCTGGAGTTACTAACGCTACTGCAGCATACGACTCTGAGTGTCTAATCAACGGCTTCTATGATGCCGCTGCTGCATTAGACGAAAAAGGAATTAGTACAGAAGGTAGAGTAGGTGTATTAAACCCTCGCCAGTACTATGAACTTATCCAAGCTGTAGGTTCTAACGGTCTAGTTAACCGTGACGAGCAGGGTGATAGCTTACAGAAAGGAAACGGAATCATTGAGATTGCAGGTATCAAGATCTTCAAGTCAATGAATATCCCATTCTTCGGTAAGTATGGTACTAAGTATGGTACTGCGTCAGCTACAAACCCCGGTGTTACATCACCCGGAAACGTAGGTTCATTCATTGAAGCTGCTGCTGAAGATGGTAGAGCTTCTGTAACTGGTATCAACAATAACTACGGTAACTCAACTGACTTCGCTAACTCTTGCGGACTTATCTTCCAGAAAGAAGCTGCAGGTGTAGTTGAAGCTATCGGACCACAAGTACAAGTTACTAGTGGAGATGTATCGGTTGTCTACCAAGGTGACGTGATTCTCGGACGTTTAGCAATGGGTGCAGATTTCCTCAACCCAGCTGCTTGTGTGGAATTACTAGCAGGTGCTGCTGCAGGTTCAACAAACAACGCTGCATTCGGAGACGTATATCCAAGCAACGTAACAACTTCATAATTTATATATTTATATATACATTCAATGGGGGGCTTCGGCTCCCCTTTTTATTTACTAATTATAATCATGCCTTTTCCTACCACTAACGCTACAAAAGAATTACCCGCTATAAATCAAATCCTGTCGTCATGTGGTCAGGCTCCTGTAACCACGTTGGACACTACCAACCCAGACGTTGCGATTGTATACGATACGTTGCTACAGGTGAACAGAGAGGTTCAAGCTGAAGGCTGGACTTTCAATAAGGAGAACCACGTTGAATTCACCCCAGATGATGATGATTTTATTAAGATACCTAATAATATAATCCAATTAAAACTGACAGAAAATGCAGCTAATATGGAGTATGATGCTGTTCGTAGAAATGGCAGATTATATGATAAAGCACATCATACAGATAAATGGACAGAAGATACTATAAAGTGTGATGTTATATATGAATTTGATTGGGTAGATTTACCTCAACCAATACAAGACTTTATAACAGCTAGAGCTGCTACTTTAGTATCACAGAGAATAGTAGGAGATGGTAATCAATACCAAATGCTCCAACAACAAGAAGCATATGCAAGAGCACTAGCTCTAGAATATGAAACACAACAAGGTCAGTACACATTCTTTGGTCATCCCCAAGATCAAACAAATTACTATCAAGGTTATCAACCATTCCAAGCACTTAAAAGATAATGGCAGCAGTAACACAAAGAGTTCCTAATTATCTAGGGGGAGTATCTAAACAACCAGATGATAAGAAGTTAGCTAACCAAGTAAGAGAGTGCCTAAACGGATATCCTGATCCTACCTTTGGTCTTACTAAAAGACCGGGTTTTAAATGGTTAGCTAATTTAGGCACAGGAACTACCTACGATAATTGTAAGTGGTTCTATATACACAGAGATAATGATGAGAAATATATAGGATGCATTAAACCTGCTTCAGGAGGCGGTACAGGAGACATAGATATATGGAATGCTACTACTGGGGTAGCATGTACTGTTAACTATGGTACAGGGGCACAGGCGTACCTTACAGGAGCACGAGAGAACTATGATATACTAACTGTACAAGATACTTCTATTATAACTAATAACTTACATACAGTTACTACCTTAACTGCTCCTACTTATAAGACAAAAGCTTTTGCAGCACTAGTATTAAGTGGTGCTCCAGTAGGTAAGTATAATGTAACTATTAGTGATATTAATGGAAGTAATTCAGGATCTATATCAGAGTATACTTCACCAACTACAGCTACTTATGATGAACTACTAACTGAATTAAAATCTAGAATAGATGGTTTAAATATATCAAATCTAGTAGTAACTAAATATGATGATTCCTTACACTTAGTAAGAAATAGTGGTAATACTGAATTCAAGATAACTGCTAAAGGTGGTCCTAATAGTGACAAATTAGTAGTAGTTCAAGATCAAGTTGATAATGTATCAGATTTACCTTTTCAAACTTTACATGATCGAACAGTTAAAGTTATTAATACTGCTTCACCATTAGATACATATTGGGCTAAGTTTGTAGCAGAAGACGGTGTGTCAGGTAGAGGTTATTGGGCTGAAACAATAGACCCAACTCTATCTACAGGTCTAACAGATACAACTATGCCACATGAATTAGTTAATCCTTCTACTAATACATTCACATTTCAAAAGATATCGTGGGTAGCTAGAAAAGTAGGTGATGATGTAACTAATCCACATCCCAGTTTTGTTGGGGAGAAAATACAACAATGCTTTTTCCATAACAGTAGACTTGGCTTCTTATCTAAAGATAACGTAGCTTTAAGTCAGTCACAGGATTTCTATAACTTCTATGCTATCTCTGCTCAGACACAGACTGATTCAGATCCAGTAGATTTAAGTTGTTCAGCAATTCGACCAGCATCACTTCATGGTGTGATTCCTACTACACAGGGTTTAGTCCTATTTAGTAAGAGTCAACAGTTTTTGATGGCATCTGGTAACGGAATTCTAACACCATCAACTACTACGATTAGAACTATATCTAACTATGAGATGGATACAAAAGTAGATCCTGTTGATATGGGTACTAATATTAATTTCATAAGTAAGACTCCAGCTTATACTAGAGTATTCGGAATGATCACACGTGGTCAAGACGAGAACCCTCAAGTATTAGACATTGGAAGAGTTGTAAATGAGTGGGTTCCAGCTACAATAGATACGTTTATTGCGAGTCCACAGAATCAATTCTTAGCACTGTCTAGTCAGTCAGACAATAAGATTTATTTCTATCGTGTCTATAATGATGGTAAAGATAATGTTCTAGAAGCATGGTTTAATTGGCAGTTGATGGGTAATGTTCAATCAATAGCTGTTGATTCTGATGATATGTTTGCTGTCACTAAACAAGGTGGTCAGTTTACATTAAGTGTAGCAAGTTTAAGTCAAAGTCCTTCTGACGCTATCATAGTTAATAATGATGGTAGTAGAATTAATCCTTGTATGGATTTATATACTACAGCTAGTAACGCTGCAGCTAATAATAAAGTAGATTATAATTCTACTAATAACTTTTCTAAATGTTATATACCTTGGAATAATGTTACTGGATTAACTCCTGTTATCGTTATTAAAGGTACAACAGCAACTGGACAATTTACTGAATCTGGATTTACTACTACACCTACTGTAGTTACTAATGATGGTGATCCTTACTTTAAAGTAGAAGGTAAAGATTTAACAAGTGAAGAAGATAATGTAATAGTAGGATGGAAGTATGATCTAGATATTATACTACCTAAGACATACGTCAGGACTGATCAAAGTCAAAAGTTAACAGACTATACTGCTACACTAACTGTAGCTAGAATGAAGTTTGCTGTAGGTTTGTCAGGTGTAATGAGTTTTAAACTTAAATCTACAGGTACTAGACAAGGTAAGAAAGAATACTTAGCTGATGGAACTACTACTGAATTTACATGGAATACTGATGATTTAAAATATATTGATACAGATCAGATAAAAGTTAAAATTAATGATGTATTAAGTAGTGATTATACTGTTGATACTACAGGTACATTACCTAAGATTACCTTAACTGCTGCTTCTAGTGAACTTAAAACTTTAAGTGGTAATGGTAGTACAAAGGTATTTGATTTAACTTATACACCAGTTAACTTACAAAAAACAAAAGTTAAAATAGGTGGTGTAGAAACTACAGATTATACTATTAATGGTCAGTTTATTCATTTTACAACAGCACCTCCTAATGCTAGTAATAATATACTGATATATAGTGCTGATGATATATTAATATACATTGATGAATGGTACAACCTTAATCCTACACAGATGGCAGATACTTATTTAGCTAATGATATAGCATTAAGTGAGCAATCAGTATTTACTATACCAATACATCAAAAAACTAATAACTTCCAATTGAGGATATTTAATGATTCACCATTCCCTGTGTCTTTAAACTCAATGATGTGGGAAGGTAATTATTCACCGAGATTCTATAAGAGGTTTTAAAATATGATGATAAATGATTTTGGTGT